ACAAACACAACAGAAACAGTAGCATTAGGAAGACCAGTTAATCCAAACAGTGCTAGACAACAACGCTTAGCAGAGCTAGCAGAAAAAAGAGCTAACGGAACATGTAAGCGTGGCAGACCAGTTAATGGTGATAGCAAACGTCAAGAAGTATTAGCTGCTAGGGAAGCAAAAGTAGCAAGTGGTGTTGAATTAAAACGTGGACGCCCTGTAGTTGAAGGCAGTGCTCGTCAAATTAGATTAGCTGAACAAGCAGCACGTAAAGCAGCGGCTACAAAGTAATTAATTGAAACGATTAAGAAAAGGACCTCGTAAGGGGTCCTTATCTATTCGTGTATATATGCGTACGTATGCATACTACAATTATATATAGCCCATGCGCGCTGATGTCCATATAACGGTGGGGCCGTGTAAAAAGCGAATGCGATAAATTCACAGATCTTACACGTTAAGCTCATGCCGATGCGTATATATTTATATCCAACACACCTACCCCATATATCACACATACATTTTCAACTAACCCATTTCGCACAAAATCTACAGGTGCGCGACCAAAGGAGAATCAAAATTTCTTTGATACCGACAAAATATATACGTATATTTGGCCCCCTAAATTTACTTTATTATATTAATAAAAAATAAAAGTTATGAAAAAATTATTATTACTACTTCTAGTAGCATCAATGGCATCATGTATCGCGCCTTGGAACACAAGACACCAAGCAAGAACCATGAGGGATATTTCCAGACCTCATCATTATGTAGAACGTGATGCTTCACCTCGTCAACGTGGTGATTACAATCATCCCGCAGTTCGTAAACAAACACGCAAAGCGCTATATGGTCGTTAGTATTATAATTGCAACAATAATTTCAGTACTTTGGGTACGTGGTATCGACCACATGAAAAATAACCACCCAGATTACGATGGTAAAGATCTATTTAACGAATAAAAACTAAATTACATGTCAAAAAACAGCCCAAAGCAAGCAACTGAGGCCATCAAAGAATGGTTACAATGGATGAAATCCAAAACTACTAAAAATGTCACACCATATCGTAGATAGGTATATACGTATGAAGATAGGAATAGGGGAGGGTAATGCATTATGATAGAAAAACGATTTAAACCAATTAAAAAAATCTCACTTGAAGAGGCAGCAGGATATGTTTCCGCTGATGAGGATTTTAATAATAACTTTATATGTTTTTATACCATAAAACCCTCCGATGATTCTGTCTACCACTTTAGCGAAGGTTGGGAAACAGTAACTTACTACACTGCGCGATCTAAAAAAATTACTCCTGGTGTAGGTGAGGGAAAGGAAATCATTTATGTGTTTTCAAATCCTACTATCCCAGGTTTACTTAAAATTGGTTACACTGGAAAACCTGTTGAAGAACGTTGTAAAGAACTTTCCCAAGCAACAGGTGTTCCGGTTCCATTTAAAATTGAGTATATATTTAGGGTTCATGGACGTGGAGAGGAAATGGAGAGGGAGATTCATCGTTATTTAGAACACAAACGTAATTCATCTCGTCGTGAGTTTTTTGATGTGACTTTAGATGAAGCTATTGATGCGGTAAAGAAAATTGGAGAGAAATACATTTGATTTGGTTTTTTAAGATATTTATATTATATTAACATATTATTAACCCTTTAAAAAATTAAAATGAAAAAATTATTTGTTCTATTTGCTTGCGTAGCATTATTTGCCGCTTGTAATTCTGGCGCTACTGAAACTACTGTTACCTCAACTGAGGGAGTTAGTGATTCATCTATGATGGATATGGTTGCTGCTACTGACACTATGTCAACTGAAACTGTTGATGCTAGTACAGCTACTGTAGAAGCTACTGCTACTAAGTAATTAGATAAACAGGCCTCGTATTTATATGCGAGGCTTTTATCGTGCTTTATTATGAATATCAAAAATATATTTGATGCTTTTAACTCGGAGAATTTCCAAAACGATGACGAGACATCGCTTTTGATGGATTTTTCCGAGCATCCTTTGTTCTGGATTAGTGGTTTTAATAAAATTATTGATAACCATTTATTTTTCACTCAATACACTGTTAAAACTTTTAAAAATATTTCCCCTGATGTAAACATTGATGAATTAGAGAAGGCTGGAGAGGTATTGATGTATAGAAAAGCTTGGGACTATATCAAGAGTATTGATTTAAATAAAAATTTTCACGTGGAATGCCTCAAAAATAAGGCAAGTAGGGACTTTGTGTATAACCTACAAATCAGTATACAATTCTTTGAATTACATGAAGAGTATGAGAAATGTGCTCTTTTGAAAAACATCGAAACAACAGTTGAAGGGTTTTTAAAATAACTTGGCTTCCAAGATTCTTGTACGTATATTTTTAATACGGGTTTCAAGAAAAAGATGGATATGAGAGAAAGGGATAAATGAATGAACGGGTGATGGGATAAGAAATAAACTATATAAATATAAAATTATGAGAAATAGAGAAGCAGCTCTTAGAAAAATCGATCAAATCGATTCGTCTTTAAACAAAGTAATTAATCTTCTTAGAAGAAATGATGAACAAGGTTTTAATGAATCGGTTGAAAATATGCGTGAACAAATTGATCAACTTAGAACATATATTGAAACAGAACGTATCGATGGATATGAACTTAACAATTCAGCACAATAATTATGAAATTAACAGCAGAACAAATTCAATCTAATTGGGATGAGTTCATTAGTTACATTGATACTTACATCTCAGAACCACGTAAAGACGCTTTAAAAGCGTTTTATGAAAAGTATGCGGAGCGTATAATGCTTATGCCAGCCGCTCATAAAAAAGAATATCATAACGCTTTTCCTGGAGGATATGTTGAACACGTTAACCGTGTTATTCAAGCCGCTCTTAAATTTGAAGAATTGTGGTCCGAATTTGGTGTGGCTAAAAACTATACCATTGAAGAATTAGTATTCTCAGCCATGAACCATGATTTAGGTAAAATGGGTGATGAGCAAAATGAAGCATATATTCCTCAGACAGATCAATGGCGTAAGGATAAATTAGGTGAAGATTATAAATTTAATGATAAACTTGAATTTATGTCAGTTCCAGATCGTGGTTTGTATTTACTTACTCAGCATGGTATTCCATATACTAAAAATGAAATGTTAGCTATTAAATTACACGATGGTTTATATGATGATGCTAATAAGCCATATTTAATGTCTTGGATGCCAGAAACAAAACCACGTACATCATTAATTTTTATTATCCACCAGGCTGACTTGATGGCTGCGCGTATTGAATTCGAACGTGAATGGTTTCCAAAACTATATGGAGATAATTTGGAGAATAAAGAAAAGAGCAGTACATTAAAATCAGATAAAAAAACCAATATTAAAACCAAAGCATTAGGTAATATTAAAAGTGAAGGTTTAAAAAATGTAATGCAAGGTTTTTTTAACGACTAATAAAAAATAAAATAAATAAAGGTTGTAATCTCATGGTTACAGCCTTTTCTTATACTAAAAAATATGACAATCATTATTTCAATATTATCAGTATTAGTAATTTTATTATTATATACTAATTATAATTTATTAAAGAAAAATGAGAAATGTGAAGATATAATTATCACATACGAGAGGTATATGGTTAATTTATCTAATACGATTAAAGATTCAGATAAACGTTTAAAAGAGGTTGATCGAAAAGGTTCATTCGAGAGTGATGATGAAGTGGGATTCTTTTTTATAACACTTAAAGAAATTCAAGATCAACTTAATAATTTCAAAGTTAATTAATGAGCAAAAATTATTTTACCCAAGACACCGAAGATGCTATTGTAGCATATAATCTATGTACTAACCCAGAGGAACGTAGTAGAATTTATAATGATAGAATTCATTATGCTTTTTTCAAACTCACTCAAAATATTATTCATACATTTAAATTTTATTATACTGAGGTAGAGAATATTGAGGATTTACAGCATGAAATTATCACATTCCTACTCAGTAAAATGTATTTATTTGATCCATCTAAAGGTGCTAAAGCATATTCATATTTTGGAACTATTGTTAAACGTTGGTTAATTTTATATAATGAAAAAAATTATAAAAAACGTGTTAATTCAGTACCAGCCTCTATTCTAGAGGAAGATAATGGACATACATATGTTATTGAGGAGAATAATTCACCAAGTGATAAACTAGGACATAACGATAAAATATCTTTATTTACAGACTTATATATTGATCATTGTACTACAAATATATATAAATTATTTCCCAAAGAAGGTGATGCTAAGATAGCAGATGCTATACTTGAGTTATTTAGAAAACGAGATGATTTAGAGGTGTTTAATAAAAAGGCACTATATATTTACATAAGAGAAATGGTAGATGCAAAAACTCCTAAAATTACTAAAATAGCTGATAAACTTTACGATATTTATAGAAATAGTTATATATTCTATTTAGAAAATGGATATATAAAATTTTAATTTTCGGTATTTATAATAAATAAAATACTATGAGTAGTTTAGAATCCGATATTTTTGGTGATAAAAAGTTAAAAGACTTATTTCAAGAAATTTATCAAAACCAAAAGAAAAAAGAAAGACAAATATCTACATTAATTGAGGAATTAAAACCCTTAATTGATGATATTGGGGATGCTACCTTAGTTGTTCCGTTAATTAAAGAATATCTAGAATTAGGCGTTAAAAATGACGAACAACTTATCAAAATGGCTACTATTATTCAGCGTTGTATAGCAAATGATAATAGTGGTGGAGGTGGTGAAGGTGCATTATTAATTTCTGATGAGGAAAAAGCACAATTACTAGGTGAGATAAATAAAATCCAAGAAAACATTAATAAAGAAGAAAAATAATGGCTTGGGCTAATATAAATAGAAGAGGTAATCCAACTCCAAATACTAGTTTTACTACTAATCTACAAGACCAGATTAATAGTGTTTTAGTTATAGGTAGAGTTATAGATATAATATTAAATGATTCTATTCCTGAAACATTTAAAGCTTTTGGAGAATGGAATGGTATAGGAACTATCATATATGAAACTATAGATAAAAGAGCTCAATCACAAGGTATAGCCAAACCATTAGATTCTAATTTTAAAAAATTTCCTTTAATAAATGAATTAGTAGTTATTATTCCCTCATATAGTACTGGTTTGAATGAAAATGAGTATTCAATGGGGGGATTTTATCTATCTCCTATATCATTATGGAATCATCCTCATCATAATGCTTTTCCTAATAATACTAGTAATGTTCAACCTGAACAAAATAAATCATATGAACAAGCTGAATTAGGTAGTTATAGTAATGTATCAACTGAACCAGTTCAAATTAATTTAGGTAGTACATTTAAAGAAAAATCCAATATTCGTCCATTACAACCTTTCGAAGGAGATGTTATTATAGAAGGAAGATGGGGTAATTCAATACGTTTAAGTAGTACAGTATTAGCTAGTGCTTCTCTTGATATTAATGATTGGTCTACTGAAGGAGTAGGGAATGATGGTGATCCTATTCTTATTTTAAGAAATGGCCAAGGTTATTCTAATGAAGAAGGATATAAACCTATTATAGAAAATATAAATTCCTCATTATCTAGCATATATCTAACTAGTACTCAACAAATTCCTATAAATGTATCTAGACAAGATTATACTAGTTATGATGGATCTACAATTGAACCACCTACTAAACCCAAAGAATATACTGGAACTCAAATTTTATTAAATTCAGGAAGATTAGTATTTAATGCTTCATCAGATCATATATTATTAAGTGCTGCAAAAACTATTAATTTAAACACTCCTACTTCTGTCAATATAGATACTAGAAAAGTATTAATTCAATCTGATAATATATTTTTAGGTAATGAAGCTTTAGCCACAGAGCCATTAATGTTAGGAAATAAAACAGTTAATTTATTAACAAATTTAGTAGATACTCTTATATCATTGACAGATGAATTAAAAACAATGACATCAGATCCAGTAGTACAAGGAGCACCTGCTTCATTTACTAATTTAAATATTAAAGCTACAGGAGTAAATATTAGTTTAAAACAACTACAAAAACAATTAAATACTCCTAATTCAATAACTTCTGGAAGAAATTATACCTTATAACAAATGGCTTCACCTTCAGATTTAATTCCAAAACAAACCATAACACCCGGAAATGGTGGATTCCCAGTAGAGACAACTACACTTTTAGATCCAATTAAATTTATTCCTGTTACTGTTAAAAATGGATTTGTTCCTCCAGATTTATATAATAATTGGGGAAATGACGATATTGGTCCTTTACTTATGTATACATTTGCTTATAATTCTTTACAAAGAGTAAAAAATTATTTATCAAAAAATAAAGTTCCAACTCCTACTTATAATGGAAAATCTAAATCAGTTATCTTTGATCAAACAAAAATGACTAATATTAATTTCTATGTAGAAGGAGCTCATCGAGTAATAGGAAATCCAGGAGATGGAAAATTAACAAAAAATCAATTAATAGAAAAATATGGTAGAGATTTTTCTCAGTGGTGGGCATGGGAAGAATATGGTTCATCTAGAGCAGCAGTTCCTGGATCTTCAAATCATGGTTTTTTTAAAGCTATTGATATATATCAATCATCAGATGGATATTCTAAATCCCAAAAAATAGTTAGACCTGGAGATGGATGGAAAGGACCTCAAGATCAATTTCAAGCATGGTTCCAGAAAAATGGTCCTGCTTATGGATGGTTTTCTGTATTAATGCGTGATTATAAACCTGATTTACCTAATAATAGAGTTGAACCATGGCATTTTGAATATTTTTATGATAGAGATCCATTTGTTCAAGCAAAAATTTTAGAAGCTCAAAAACTAGCACAAGCAAAAAAAGATGAAGCGTGGGGTAAAAAATATATGGCTCAAAATGCAAATAAACCTTATAAAGATCCAAGAGAAATTAATGCTGCAACCTCTTTTACTGATAATGTAAATCAAACACTTTCGGATATTTCTAAAACAATAAATAATTTTTTTAAATAAATTATGAATCCTATAGTTAAATTAATACTTGATAAAGGTGTAGGTTTAGTAGAATCTCAAATACCTAAAATTACAGATCTACAATCTAAAATTCCCATATCATCACTTAATGAGGATATAACTAAACTTAAAGAATATTGTTTACCTAAACAAGACCTAGAAAAAATACTAGAGATTAGAAACCAGATAATGAATAAAATTAATACAGTTTCTGATTCTATTAATAGTTTAAGTAAAATAACAGATACCATCCAACCAGCTATAGATACAACTAATAAATCTTTAGACATAGCAAAAGCATTAATAAATACTTTTGGTACAGCTATGACCGTAACTCCCCCATCTATACCTATTCCTGGACCGGTAATAACAGGTTATGTTAATGCTAGTAATTTAGTAAATAATACCTTACCTCCTATATTAACAACAAATTTAAATAAATTAAATTCAATTACAGCTGCAACAGATTTTGCTAATAATTTATTATTAAAATTAAAAGATTTATTATTAAAAATTGATGCTTATTTAACTGGTTGTGGTATTGACCCTAATAATTTAACACCATTAAATAATAATCTTCAACAATTACAAGAATCATTAAATAGTGCTAATAATATTAATAACAATAGTACATATAGAGGATTTGTATTAGAAATAGTAAAAGAACCATATTCTCCTACAGCAGATAGAAGAAAAGCTGTGGCTAAAAATACTCAAGGTATTATATTACTATCAACACCACTTACATTTTCTACAGACGATCAAACTTTAATTAACGAAATTAAACTTTTGATTGACTCAAATAATTTAAAAGCTGACTAATTAAATATTTATAATAGATGAAAACTGACATATTAAAAAAACTTATTAAAGAAGCAGTTAAAGAAGCAATTCAAGATGAATTAAAAGATATTCTACTTGAAGCAGTTCGCTCTAACAAACAACCTATCAGAGAATCTTACCAGGTAAGTGATGATAGAACTTTAAATTTTACATCAAATCAAGTACCTAAATCTCCAGTAAATACTAAACAAGCATATATGGATATTTTAGGTGAAATGGCTCAAGGTCCTAAATCAGAATTCGCAGGTGAATTTAGAGTAAATGGTCCTGTAAATACCATGTCTGAAGGTAGTTCTTTACCATCAGGCCAGTTAGGATTAGATCAAATAATGGGATTAATAGGAGGTAAATAATGGCATTCGGAGCTAAAAAAATATTTGTTATAGATACTCAACCCGGAACAGCGGTTGGATTATCTCTTCCCTTTAATGCTCCTGCAACTTTTTTCCCAACATATACAACACAGGATGCTATTAGAAATAATTTAATTAATTATTTTTTAACAAATAAACAAGAAAGATATTTAAATAATGATTTTGGTGGAAATTTAAGAGAATATATATTTGAACAAATAAATTCAAATACCTTAAATTTTGTTGAAAGTGATATTCAGTCATTAATAAATAGATATTTTCCTAATGTTAAGGTTGATAAAATAAGCATAGATCAATATCCTGATACTAATGAAATTCAAATTAAACTAGATTATCATATACTTGACACTGGAATAAATGATAGAATCCAAATAAACTTTACATAATGGCTGTAACTAGAAATATAAAATATATAAATAAAGATTTTAGTGAGTATAGAGCTAGTTTAATAGACTATGCTAAAACTTATTACCCAACAACATATAATGACTTTAGTCCTACCTCTCCAGGTATGATGTTTATTGAAATGGCTGCGTATGTTGGTGATGTTTTATCATTTTATTTAGATAACCAAGTTCAAGAAAATTATTTACAATTTGCTCGTCAATCAAATAATTTATTTGAACTAGCATATATGTTTGGTTACAAACCAAATGTAACCGGAGTAGCAAATACTACTATTGATTTTTATCAAAAAGTTCCTGCTAAAATATCTGGTGGTTCTTATGTTCCTGATTTTGATTATGCCTTATATATAGCACCCAATTCAACTGTTAAAAGTGATACAAATGTTTCTTTTTTAATTACAGATCCTGTAGACTTTACAGTGTCAAGCTCAGGTGATCCTACAACAGTTACTATTTATCAAGTATCTGGAAATACACCTGTTTCATTTTTATTAAAAAAATCTAGAAACGCAGTATCTGCTAATATTAATTCAACTACATTTACATTTGGATCTCCAACTAAATTTCCAACAGTAGAAATAAATGCAAATAATTTAATAGGAATTTTAGATTGTACTGATACTGAAGGAAATGTTTGGTACGAAGTAGATTATTTAGGTCAAGAAATGATTTATGATAGTATTAAAAATACCAACACCAACGATCCTAATTTATCTCAATACTCAGGAGATACTCCTTATTTATTAAAACTTAAAAAAGTACAACATAGATTTACTACACGTTTAAGAAATTCAAATACATTACAGATTCAATTTGGATCCGGAACAGTAGCAGACTCAGATGAAGTTATAGTACCTAATCCAGACAATGTAGGTATTGGTTTACCATTTGAACAAGATAAATTAACAACAGCTTATTCTCCATCAAATTTCTTATATACAAAAACATACGGAATTGCTCCTTCAAATACTACTTTAACAGTTAGATATTTAACAGGAGGAGGTGTAGGTGCAAATGTTGATTCTAATACCCTAAATAGATTTACAGGTACTACTAATTTTTTAAATCCAAATATTACTAATACATCTTTAGCAGATTCAGTATTTAACTCATTAGCAGTTACAAATCCAACAGCAGCAAGTGGTGGTGGTGATGGAGATTCAATAGAAGAAATTAGACAAAATTCATCTGCCAATTTTGCATCACAACAACGAAATGTTACTCAAGATGATTATTTAGTTAGAGCATTAGCTATGCCTGCTCAATATGGTGAGGTAGCTAAAGCATATATTGAACCAACTAAAGCACAAAGTATATCATCTGGTGAATCCACAGGTATATTAGATTTATATATTTTAACATATGATATTAATAAGAAATTAAACTATGCTTCATTTGCTTTAAAACAAAATTTAGTAACTTATCTTTCTCAGTATAGAATGATAAATGATGCTATTAATATTAAAGATGGTTTTATTATTAATATTGGAGTAAATTTTGATATTATAGTATTACCTAATTATAATAGTAATCAAGTTT